TATTCAAGCCCTCGATACGTGAGTTGAGGGTTTCTGCTGCCGACGCAAGCTCTTTCTTCTGAGCGGCAGTCTTGTTTTCGACCGCGTTTAATTCGTCGATTTTCTTGACTAATCGCTCGTTATCCTCGGCTGTAGCTTGGATCTCGTTTCTGCGATCTTTATAGGCTTCATTGCCTTTGTTGATGCTTTCGTGTAGATCATCGAGGGATTGCTGGAACTCTTTTGCTTTCTCTTTCGCCTTTTTGGTTTCTTCGCTTTCTTGCGTCAACCATGACACCAGCCCAGCGATAGCACCGACGACGATAAAGACTCCACCGGACGATAGAGCTGCCAAAGCCCCAGCGAGTCCAGTAGTAGCACCCGTTGCTACAAGTGAGGTGCTAGTTAGAGATACCAGGGAAGTTATAAGCGTACCAATTAGGCTACCGATACCTTTGATAATGGATAACCCCAGCATCGCTCCTTTAAAGAGCAGTACTGCACCTACGACACCAGCGAATACTGAGATAAGCGGGTCTAAAACAGGTTTTAGGAAGCCTAATACACTTACTAGTGACTTAACAACTGGAGTTGCACCGCGAATAACACTAATAATGACATTAAAAGTGCTGTTTACTGCTCCTTTAATGCTATCAAGATTTTGAGCAATGCTCTTACCAGTAACTGCCTTGCTCATCTTGTCAAACTCGGCAATGACATTCGCGATACCTTTTGCCACTGCGTTCACGATATTACCAAATGAAGTCTTGATACCCTCGGAGTTTTTCTTTGCCATTTCAGCAAAGCCATTCGTGCCTTTATTCAGCTCAATCAGTCGCTTACTGAAATCAGTAAACGTGATCTTTCCGTCTTGCAAGGCCGAATAGAAGTCCTTTTGGGCCGATGCACCAGCAAAACCAAAACTTTCAGCGGTCTTCTGCAATGCATAAGGCATGGTTTCTTGCAATGTCTTCCAACTTTGCATGTCAACCTTACCAGCAGATAACATCTGGGTGTATTGTTGCAAACCACGGCTTGCATCTTCCGTAGATGCACCAGACGCTAGAAACGCATTATTTAGGGCGATTGTTAACTTCGTAGACTGCTTGAGGTTACCAGTCATTGAGGTTAGCTTCTGGGTTGTACTTACAACTGTATCAAGTGTTGTAGGTAGTCCCTCGATACCCTCAGAAAGTAGCTTAGTAGATGCCGCTACATCTTTTGAAGAGTGGCCCAGCGATTTCATGACTTTTGGGAACCGTTGCAAGGTGTCAAAACGGTCAATAGCCTTGTCCATTGACTGACTTACAAGGTTCATGGCTGAGCTGACAGCTTTAAAGGCTACAGCACCGACTGAGAAATTTTTGATTGCGTCTTTGATCTTCTCGAAGCCTTTTGCGCCTTGGCCAGCTTTATCACCGCCTGCCTTGGCATCTTCACCAGCCTTTTTAAACCCAGCTCCACCACCTTTAGCTTCCTCGCCAGAGGCTTTTACTTTGTGTCCAGCTTGTTTAAAACCATCACCGCCAGAGCTAGCTTCATTGCTGGCTGACTTGATTTTGTTTGATGCTTGTTTAAAGCCATCACCCGACCTTTGGGCAAGATCAGAGCTTTCTTTTACTTTCTCTCCGGCTTGTTTAAAACCGTTACCAGAGCGTCCAGCTAGTTCGGAGCTTTCCTTGATCTTTTCACCAGCTCTTTTAAAGCCATTCCCGGAGTTGGAAGCTACTTCTGAACTCTCTTTGATTTTGTCACCAGCGCGACGAAAGCCATTACTTGAGGTTTCCGATAGTTTCGCACCCTCGGCCATACGGTCTCCGGCACGTTTAAAACCTTGTCCAGCTCTTAAAGCCTTATCACCAGTCGCCTGGATACCGTCGCCTGCGCTTTTGACGCCTTGGCCCGATCTACGGGCTTCGGATTCTAAACGCTTTAAGGCGCTTGATAACTCTGACAGTTTCTTGCCGTTGACCTGGACGTCAATTACAATTTTTCCATCTGCCATTATTCATCTCCCTCCTTTCCGTCTAATCTATATTTGTTTTGTAGCCGTCTCATTTTGGCCTTGCAAGACCGTATCTCTACTAATCGAGATACAGCCGTTCCCTCTGGCATACCATTCAATAGCGCGATAAATTCGGGCCATGTTAGCCGGCCTTGTGCTTCAAAGAGGTTGATATTGTACGCTTGCACAAAGCTAGCGTATATTTCCTGCGCGTCTACTTCAAAATCAATCAAACGAATATCATCTTCTTCGTCCTTTGCTACTGGCATAGGGTTTCCGTGGCGGTCATAAATCACGCGCTCTTTTTTTGTCCTCAAAAAATGCTCGTCGATATATTCCCACACGGCTACTATATCCTCTGGATTGTCCAAGGCTTCGTCCGTCATCATTAAAACCGCTGTGCGCATCTTCTCAAGATTATTCATGACTTCGTTGTCAAACATCTCAAATACGTCCAGCACCAGATCAAAGGAGCAGTCCACATCATAAGTGCGCCCGTTCACTTCAAAGGAGTTCTCTATAGGCTCATTTAACTTCATGAGCAGTCCCCCTTTTTACTTTTTGCTGGTTTTCTTTGTTTTCTTCGCTTTTGCTTTCTTTACAAATGATTCAGCAACCGCACCCGATGCTTTAGCTCGCTCTTTGCCTAGACGGTCAAGTTCAGCCCCCAGCATGGTATCCACCTCATCAAATGCATGATCCAAAGCGTCAAGGTCTGGATAACGTTCATAGAGTTTAGCAAAGGTACCGTTCCCGAATAAGACATCATACTTGATCTCCGTCATTTTCTTCTGCATCTTAAAGGCTTCGTCAATAACTTCTTTGTTAATAACTCCCTCTTTTAGATCGTCGAACTCTCCGTTATTGGATCGTTCAATAAGCTCTAACTGGTATTTATTAAAGCGTTCTGCGATCTCTTCCCGGAGCGTTGCGAGGCGCGAGATATTCTCTAGTGATGTATCAAATTGGAGTTCAATTTCTCCGATGTTAATGGGAATGTAGTTGCGTTTTAATTCAATTAAAATAGACATGATTTCCTCCTTTAATGCACAAAAAAGAGCGCTCCCTTTACAGGAACGCTGTTAAATTCAAGTATTATCCTACAACCGCTGTAGTTTTAGGAATAGAGTTATAAGCAATCTTGCATCCAAACTCCTCGTAGTCTGCAGCGGCACCGGAACCAGCTTTGATATTGGTAACGGTAGCAATACCGACGTGTTGGTTCTTGCCGTCAGAGTCTACAATCTTGTGCCATACAAGCCGGTCGTTGTCTTTCTTGCGTTTCAATGCAGCAATATACTTCATGGCTGGGTCTTCGTTGTCATAAGTCCCTTTGAACGTATATGATTCTTTGACACCGGTAACAGTAGTTTCTTCTGTTCCATCACCGTCATAGTATGCCACTGATGTGGTAGATTCATCTGTATCATCATCCACATCTGTGATCCATTTTGCAATTTCCAAGTAAGCTGATTTATCAGGTTCAGTTTTTGGATCAGTTACTTGTGCGATAAAATGCCCGCGGAGGGCGTTCTTTTGACGTGCCATATATTACACTCCTTTATTATTCAAGATTGTTAGGTTTGCAGTGATGTCCTGCAGATAAATATAAAAGCCCTGCTCGTCCCGTTCGTTCAAAGACGGCTGGGTAGTAGTTAAATTGTTAAAAATATATGAGTTGTTTTGACTCGGTAAGACCAGATCAAACTCCGAAAGTGCTTTGTTAATTTCCCAAAGGCACTCACTAGCTGTTACCTGGTTCTTAACCTTGACTGCGATTTCAAAGATAAGGCTCACATCTCGCGACCCGTCCATATAAACACGCTCAACCTTACCGCCTGGCAACGGATAAAGGACCAAAGAATCTAACTCGCTTAGGAAGTCAAGCTCACAAGCAAGCGGTAGACCGATGGTGTTGATAAAATCGCGCAAAACAACGTTAAAATCATTGTTACTTTTCATTTATTAAACCCCATTGCTCTCAATCCGACTTCTGCCCACTTGTTCCCGTGGTTTGCTGATGCCTTTAGGTCCCAGCGCTTCCCGGTTCCAGGGGTTGTATACTTGCTAAAGCTAAAACTGCGGTACTTGTTATAAGCACCACCGTAAAACTGAGCGCGTGCGTATGGTGTGTTATAGATAATCTTAGAGCCGTCGCCTGCCACATGACCGCTAGTGCGTAGCGGGTCATTCAATAACGGAACATACGGTTCCATATCTGATAAGATTTGGCCAGCAATCTCTAACCTTGCTTTACGTTCTGACGCTTGCGATACTTTCTTGGTAGCTCCGCTCAAATCTATCGTGACATTGATGCCCATCACATCACCTCGATTTCGTAGCAAAAGACTTTGCGGTTGAATGGTTCATAAACAGGAACGATCTTGTTTACGATGTATTCATCGTCGCCATCTTTTACAATCGAGTTACGATATGATGAATCAATCTCTACATCACAATACTGAGGGTATATGAAGATAATACCAGGCGCACGAAATGACGGGTTCTTCTGTCCAGACGGGTTATTTACTGACCCTGGACCGTCAAAGTTACGGTCAAAGCGTACTGGACTTAAAAGAATAGGGTAGGAGAACTCTTCTTTCCCCCACCCGTCTTTCTTACCCGTAGGTTTTGAGATCGTCACTGAGTCAACTAGCGTCCGTTTATCAATAACGACCATAATCCACCCCGCTATACAAGAATCCGGCTGATTTAAGAGCGTTAAATGCGTCAAGTGATAGATTATACCCCGATGCAGTTTCAGACGCTCTAGAGCTGTTATTTGAGCTGTATGACACCGTTGTACGACCTAGCGTAGTGCTTGCGATTGTCTGTTTATCCTCGGCAGTTAAAATGCCCGTACTATCCAAGTACTGGATCTGGTAAGCAACGGCAAGTTTAACGGCCTTTTTACGAATCTTATGATCTTTGTCGAAGTCATGAAACTCGTAA